ACAAACGGCTTCGACCGATACTCCGTGCTTTCAATGCACGCAAACTTCGGAAGATTTATCACCAGAATTGACCTCCCAGTCAGGGAGTACCCGACAAGGTATCAAGGAGGCAAGCCCAAGTGAATGAATGTTGTAGGGCGACCTGAACCGAGACTTGGGGAGTCTCACTTTAACCCTCACACCTAGCTAATAGGTGTGAGGTATTTTATTCCCTTGACACCCAATAACTAAGTATGTAGAGTGTAGTGAGAGGTGGGTAGAACGAGAGGGTGATATTGGTTCAAGTCCAGTCAATGCTCCAGTCGAAGACCTAGGCTCTATCGGCTGTAGGCATGTCGTTTAATTGGTAAGACCCCCTCGTTTTACCCATCTCCAACCGCGCTTTAATAGCGACTACGCTGACGAGCAAATAATACGTATCAATATTGAATTAAGAAGAACTGTGGTAGAGTAGGTATATCGGTTCAAGGTGGTTTCTTGCGAATATATTAGATGTACCAGTTTCGCTACTGGCTTAACTTGAAAGAGTTAAACAAAAGCACACCTGTCGAAGGGTGTGTTTTTGCATTAGTAGGTATTATTCAAATGAATAATGTTTCTGCTGATTAGCAGGACGTAAGTGTAACAAAGATTCATCAGGTATGGTATTATTGACATGCGATGAAAACAGACGTGTTCTACTGTGTTTCCTGCGCAACACCAGCTCACATAGCAGGAAAGTTAAACAAACGATGCGATGCAGGAGTGGTTGATGATCAGGAGTGCGAGGAATGCAAAAGCCATACTCGCTGTATACGTTATCGTGACATATTCGTTATCCGAGATGACGAAACAAAACTCATACCAGCATCAGACTTAATGGACGGTTGAGTTCACCCCTCTTCGGAGGGGCTTTTTAATGCTTTATATGATAGTATTTTGATATGTCAAAACCTCAATTTACTTTTTTTATAAAAAAACAGATACGCGCTTCATCAGTAGGTGAAGCATTGAAGAATGAAAAGAAAGGAGAAATTATAGATGTTTATAAAAGTCAGGAAGTGGAAAAAAAAGAACAGGCTCCTGCGATTGGATTTGAAATACCTGATGAAGATTATGATTAGTGAAGTTCAAGCAAAAGAAAAAGTGCGTGATAAGAAGTGGCGCATGAATCATCTGTACAAGATTAAAACTAAGGAAAGGAAATTACAGGTATTCAAACCCAATCTCGCACAACAAGATTTGATGGAGAATAGAACATCAAGAGATTTTTTGTTGAAAGCTCGACAGCTGGGAATGTCTACCTATGGGTTGATAGACCTGCTCGATGATACTATTTGGACACCTAACACAAACTCCGGCATCGTTGCACACAAACAAGACAAGGTGACTAAGTTGTTTGAGATTGTTACGCGCGCATATCACAACATGCCTGAGATGTTGAAACCAAGAGCTTCATATGAAAACAGAAATGAGTTGTACTTCCCTGACTTAGATTCCAAGATATTCGTTACTATGGATTTGCGGTCTGAGATGGTTCACAATCTCCATATTTCAGAGTTGGCTTTCTTGCAAAAGGCTGATGAAAAGATGACAGGTATTCTTGAAGCCGTACCAAAAGGCGGAAAGATTACTATTGAGACTACCGCTAATGGTATGAGTGGACGTGCCTATGAAGAATGGGACGATGAGAAATCAGAGTTTACAAAACACTTCTACAACTGGATGTGGGAGGTTGACTACAGAACAAATACAACAAGAACCATGGAAGATTTAACACAAGAGTATGCAAGTCTTGCTGTCCAGTATCGATTGATACCTGATTTGATTGAAAGGTTTAAGTTAGATAAGGAACAGTTGGCATGGTACATATCGAAGATTCACAGACATAAAGATTTTGTCGTGCAAGAGTATCCGTCAACAGACCTCGAAGCTTTTGTTGCTTCTGGTCGTAACGTATTTAACAAATCAGATCTCGATAAACATGTTCCCATTGACCCTATCGACAGGAAGTATGGAGATTTACTTATCTGGGAACAGCCACTCAAAGGTTTCCAGTACGTTATGGGGATTGATACTTCGGAAGGAGTAGGTGGAGATAATGCTGTGATTGAAGTGTATAACGCTCACACAGGAAACCAAGCTGCTGAATTTGCTGCGAGTAATGTACCGCCATCTATGTTAGGAACAATAGCAATCAATATCGGAAACTTATTTAACAAAGCATTTATGGTTCCAGAAATCAACAGTTCCGGTATCTCTTTTGTAGACCATGTTAAAGCAAAGTACTATAATATATATTATCGAGAAGTTTTTGATAAAACGACCAAAGAATATACAAAAGCTATAGGCTGGAGAACAACAGGTACAACGAAACCGATGCTTGTCAATACATTAGAAGAAGCGATTAGAGATGAAGGAATCTCTATCAATTCAAAAGCTATGCTTAAAGAGTGTAAAACTTTCGTTCGTAGTGAGGAAGCAGGTAAGCAGGGATATGCAGCTGAGGGGAGCCACAAGGACGATAGAGTGATTGCTACAGGTCTAGCCGTCCAAGGTATCAGATACATTCCTGCATTTAAAGCTCCGGTATCGCAAGCGGAACAGAAAGTGAAAGATTATGTTTCTAAGAACAAATTAGTTTCTAGTGGAATGGATGAAGAGGAGGCGAGTAAAATTATCAACAGACGAAACCGTCCGAGGTATAGCATAAGGCGAAAATAGTGTTATAATAATATATATGAAAACAACACAACAACAGACTACTTTAAGTCTGGGTAGAGGTGAAGCGATGGTAGAGATTACTGCTTTTAAGGGAGTAAAAAGAAGTTGGGATTTTTTTAAGAAATGCATGAAAGAAGGATCATATCCAATCCCTGATTTACGAAAGTCATCTAAGAATAAAATTCCTTTACTGTTGGAGTGTAATTGCGGAGAAAGACTTGAGATACGAAGAGTTAAGGATTTCCCACTAGAAGACAAAATGTGTAAGTGTGGAATTTATTTTATTAAATGGATATAGTTTATGGCAAAGAATCTAAAACCAAAACCAGAAGAAAAAGAGGCTAAAAAAACTTACTCACCAGATGGTGATGAGAAAAAAGTGCGTGACCAGTTTATTACACGAAAAGCAGAGTTACTCAATTCTCGTAAAAATGTGAACGGAGTTGATATTGACGCAAGAATGAAAAAGTGGGATATCGATTACTTTAACAGGGAGGCAAATATCCCTGCTTCTGAACTTGACCCTGACCAAAAACCTATAGCTATAAATAATGCGTACTCGAAAGTTCAGACAGGACTGTCTCTTTTGATTGATAAGAACCCTGAATATGTCCTTGAAGAAGACCACGATAAATATACAGCGAATAAGGAATTGATTCGTACTCTAGGACAGAAGTCATGGAGAAATACTAATTCTCTAGGACAATTAAAGTTGTCTGTCTTTAACTCTGCAAAACGTGGGTGGGGTTGCGGACGTACATACTACAAACATTTAGAACATGAAGCAGAATTTTTACAAGGAGTTGAAGACGGAAAGAAAAAGTACGGAAAATCAACAGTGACAAAAGTCGATGATGTTGCGTATATGAATCTCGATAATCATAACGTATGGATTGACGAGGAGGCACGACCTGAAGATATGTACTCTATCCGTGATTGGATGTGGAGGGAAGTTTGGCATATTGACAAGGTTAGAGCTATGTTCCCTAAAGAAGAATATCCTAACATGGAGTTTGTCAGTGCTGGCGGTGATACTTCGGAGAGAGTTGACGGTAATAGTCAAGAAGAAAGTAACGGAATTGGTTCAGACCGAGAAACCAAGGTTGGAATGACAGAGATTTTCTTCTATGAGAACCAGTACGATGATTGGTTTATTGTTGAGGTGAATGGAATCATGCTCAAGTGGGAACCACTTCCACAAAACCACAAGAGAATCTCACTTGTTGTATTTCCTTGGCATCTACGAAGTGCTGAAACTATTTATGGTATCGGTGTTATCGAAGAAATGGAGAGAGATGAATCTCTAATTGATAGAATTATGAATCTATCAATGCGACAACTTCTATTGTCTATTCAACCGTTTGGTTTCTATGCTGGTACTGATGATATGGAAGATGAGAACTTTAAAATCAAAGCTGGAACATTCAAACGA